ATTGGGTTGTGTCTTTTGACCTTAATAGCCTCTACCCTCATCTTATTATGCAATACAATATCAGTCCAGAGACACTCAGGGAGACTAGACATCCCAGTGCGAGCGTTGAGAGGATCCTAAATGAAGAGATAACAGACTTCAATCCTGAGTATGCAACTTGTGCCAATGGAGCACAGTATAGAAAAGATGTGCGTGGGTTCCTACCAGAGTTGATGGATAAGATGTATGGTGATAGAGTGGTGTTTAAGAAGAAGATGCTTGAGGCAAAACAAGAGTATGAAAACAATCCGTCAGACGCACTCACGAAAGAGATTGCTAGGTGTAACAATATCCAGATGGCAAAGAAGATTGCCCTTAATAGTGCTTATGGTGCTATCGGCAATCAGTACTTTAGGTATTACAAACTTGCTAATGCAGAAGCCATTACTTTGTCTGGCCAAGTATCCATACGTTGGATAGAAAACAAGATGAACCAAAAGGTCAATAAGATCTTAAAAACTGAGGATGTTGATTATGTTATTGCTTCGGATACTGATTCCATCTACCTTAATCTTGGTCCTTTGGTTGACCGTGTATACGAGGGAAGAGAGAAAACTAATGAGGGCGTTGTTGGGTTCCTTAACAAGGTGTGTGAAACTGAATTTGAACCTTTTATTGAAAGTTCTTATGAAGCGTTGGCCGACTACGTAAGTGCCTATGACCAGAAGATGCAGATGAAGCGAGAGAACATCGCAGAGAGAGGCATATGGACTGCTAAGAAGAGATATATCCTTAATGTATGGGATAGTGAGGGTGTTCGATATGAAGAACCTAAACTCAAGATGATGGGTATTGAAGCAGTCAAATCCTCCACACCAGCACCTTGTCGCACCATGATTAAAGATGCTCTTAAGATAATGATGAATGGAACAGAAGATGAAGTAATTGATTTTATTGAGAAGTGTAGAACTGATTTTAGAAAACTTCCACCAGAAGATATTGCATTCCCTCGTTCTGCATCTGATGTTGTTAAGTATCAGGCACATTCTACGATCTATGCAAAAGGAACTCCTATACATATACGGGGTGCATTATTGTACAACCATTATGTGAAGAAGCATAAGTTGGATAATAAGTACTCTCTCATCCAAAATGGTGAGAAAATTAAATTCTGCTACCTGAAGAAACCAAATATTATTCACGAGAATATTATTTCTTTTATTCAGGATTTTCCTAGTGAGATTGGTCTTGACAAGTATATCGATTATGATATACAATTTAACAAAGCCTTCTTGGAACCACTTAAAATCATCCTTGATGCTATTGGGTGGAGTGTTGAAAAAACTGTAAACCTCGAATCGTTTTTTACTTAAATGGACTTACCTATCAACGATAAAGAACTTTCCACTATAGTTAGAGCACTAACTCTAGGTGGGGATACTGCATTGTATCAGAAACTCAAGTTAGTCAAAGAGACCAGAGAAGAGAATCCAGGTGGCCCATATAAGAAAATTTTACGTGAATCTCATGGGATGGTTATCTAATGTTTTTTGAAAAAGTGAGTCTTGTTACTGGTGGATTTGATCCACTTCATAGTGGTCATATATCATACTTTAAAAGAGCAAAAGACCTTTCTGATTACCTTGTAGTTGGTCTTAATACCAATGAATGGTTAACTCATAAGAAAGGTCAATACTTTTTATCTTGGGTTGAACGTGCTGAAATATTAAGGCACTTAGAAATGGTAGATGCTGTTATTTCTTGGGATGATGATGAAATTGGTTCTGCATGTGGTGCTATTGAAAAGTGCTTAGATATTGCAGAGAAAGTTATTTTCTGTAATGGTGGAGATAGGGGTCAAGAAAATACTCCTGAATTTGCAAGATTCGGTGATAACTCTCGTGTTAAATTTGTATGGGGTGTTGGTGGTGATAATAAAATGAATAGTAGTTCTTGGATTTTAAAAAGTTACTTTGAAAGACAACGTAAATTATTAGGTATTTGATATGGATTTTCTTAAAGAGATTGTAAAAGAAATAGGAGATGACTTCACCCAACTCGCAAAAGACATCGACGGAGAAGAAAGATACATCGACACAGGTTCATACATCTTTAATGGATTGGTTTCTGGCTCCATTTTTGGTGGCGTATCTAGCAATAAGATTACTGCCATCGCTGGTGAGTCTAGTACTGGTAAAACTTTCTTCTCCCTCGCAGTTGTCAAGAACTTTTTGGATTCTAATCCTGACGGTTACTGTCTTTATTTCGATACTGAGGCTGCTGTTAATAAAGGATTACTTGAATCCCGTGGTCTTGATTTAAATAGAGTTGTTGTAGTAAATGTAGTAACAATTGAAGAGTTTAGAACTAAGGCACTTAAGGCAGTTGATATATATTTAAAGACCAACACAGAAGATCGCAAACCTTGTTTGTTTGTGTTAGACTCCTTGGGTATGCTTTCTACAGAGAAAGAGATTAGGGATGCACTAGATGATAAACAGGTAAGGGATATGACCAAATCCCAACTTGTTAAAGGTGCTTTTAGAATGCTCACTTTGAAACTTGGTCAAGCAAACATTCCACTTATAGTTACTAATCATACCTATGATGTCATCGGTTCTTATGTCCCTACTAAAGAAATGGGAGGAGGCTCTGGTCTCAAATATGCTGCCAGTACAATCATATATCTCTCAAAGAAAAAAGAGAAAGACGGAAAAGAAGTCATTGGAAACATTATTAAAGCAAAGACTCATAAGTCACGTTTAAGTAAAGAAAATAAAGAAGTTGAGATACGTTTGTATTATGATGAACGTGGACTTGATCGTTACTATGGTTTACTAGAACTTGGTGAACTAGGTGGTATGTGGAAGAATGTTGCTGGAAGATATGAGATGAATGGTAAGAAGATATATGCGAAGGAAATATTAAAGAATCCCACAGAATACTTTACTGATGATATAATGAAACAGCTTGATGCTGTTGCGAAACAACAATTCTCTTATGGAACGAATTGAGACTACCATTCTCAGAAATTTAATATGTAATGAAGATTATGCCCGTAAGGTTATACCATTTATTCAACCAGATTATTTTGAACAGAGATCTGAAAAGGTAATCTTTGAAGAGGTAACTCAATTTATTGTTAAGTATAATTCTTCAATTACTATTGAAGCATTAAATATTGAGATAGAAAATAGAACAGATTTAACAGAGTCTGAGATCTCAGAGGTCAGGGATATTAATGCATCTTTGACTGATGCAGTTGTTGAACAACAGTGGTTATTAGATACTACTGAAAAATGGTGTAGAGATAGATCCATTTATTTGGCCTTAATGGAATCTATTCAGATTGCTGATGGTAATGATGAGAAGAAAACTAGAGATGCTATTCCTACTATTCTTTCAGATGCACTAGCAGTATCATTTGATAATCATATAGGACATGATTACTTACAAGACTACGAAGACAGATACGAATCATATCATCGAAAAGAGGATAAGATCCCATTCGACTTGGAATTCTTCGACAAGATTACAAAGGGCGGCATTCCAAATAAAACACTCAATATTGCTCTCGCTGGCACTGGTGTTGGTAAGTCTTTGTTTATGTGTCATGTCGCAAGCAGTGTGTTACTCCAAGGCAAGAACGTATTATACATCACGCTTGAGATGGCTGAGGAGAAAATTGCTGAAAGAATTGATGCTAATCTTTTAAATGTTCCTATTCAAGATATAACAGACTTACCCAAACCTATGTTTGATAAGAAGGTTGATAGTATTGCAAAGAAGACACAAGGAACGTTAATTATAAAAGAGTACCCTACTGCATCTGCTCATTCAGGACATTTCAAAGCATTACTTAATGAGTTGGCATTGAAAAAATCATTCAAACCTGATATAATATTCATAGATTATCTTAACATTTGTGCTAGTTCACGATATCGTCAAAACTCCTCTGTCAATTCCTATTCGTTCATCAAGGCGATTGCGGAAGAACTTCGGGGGTTGGCTGTCGAAAGTAATTTACCGATTGTTAGTGCTACTCAAACTACTCGTTCTGGTTTCGGTTCTAGCGATGTTGATCTTACTGACACGTCAGAGTCTTTCGGACTCCCTGCTACTGCTGACCTTATGTTCGCTCTCATATCTACTGAGGAGTTGGAAGGGTTGGGACAGATAATGGTTAAGCAATTGAAGAATAGATATAATGATCCTACAATGAATAAGAGATTTGTTGTTGGTATAGATAGAGCAAAGATGCGATTATATGATGTAGAGCAATCTGCACAAAGTGATATTCTTGACAGTGGTCAAGAAGAAGAGTATAATGATGAAGAGAAGAAACCTAAGAAATCTTTCGGGGATTTTAAATTCTAATGGCTAAAGAAAAAGTATATGTTCCAGTAGTGGAACCAAAATCAACTTCATATCTAGAGATAAAGGAACTTAGTAGAACTGTAACTCCTTGTCCAGTATTTAAAAAGGATACTGTATTTGTTAGAGTTGTAAAAATATGTAAAGGTAATCCAGCAGAAACTTTTGAGACAGAAGAACATTGGGAGTATGATATTCCTTGGTCTGAAAAGAAAGAAGAAGAGAAAGTAATAACTAAACCTTTAAGAGCAAGAAATGAACAAGGTCAGTTTATTGCTAATGATCCCAATACATCAGAAAATGAAGCATGGGTAGGAGGTAAGGCACCATCAGTTCCTAAAATCAAAAGAAAAAGAAAAACAAGATCAAAAATTCAAAATGCCTTAACTAATCTATTAAAAAATGACTAAACAAGTTGATACTCAAAAATACACTGAGTTTGTAGATGCAGTTACATCTAATGAAAGTAAGAGTTCAGAATCATTCTCAGTTCGTTTAAGAGAATTATATTCAGAAGGACTTCCTGTAGAAAGACTTCTTACTGCTGCTGTAGGAATGTCTGCTGAATCTGGTGAGTTTACTGAAATAGTAAAGAAGATGATATTTCAGGGTAAACCAGTGAATGAAGAAAATCTATTTCATCTTAAGAGAGAACTTGGAGATATCATGTGGTATGTTGCTCAGGCATGTATGGCTCTTGATACAGACTTTAATGAAATTATTGAGATGAATGTTGACAAATTAAAGTCAAGATATCCTGGTGGTGAGTTTGATGTTCACTTCTCTGAGAATCGTAAAGAAGGTGATGTATGAAGGAACTAAAGGATGATGTTTTATTAATATTAAAACAACTAGCATACAAGAAAGGTGAATATACTTTATCATCTGGTAGAAAGACCGATCATTATATAAACTGTAAACCAGTTATATTGCATGGTTTATACATGCACTTTGTATCTGAATTGTTATTGCAAGAAATAGAAGAAGGTTCTGTGGCAGTTGGTGGTCTTACTTTAGGTGCTGATCCTTTGGTTTGTAGTGTTGCTATGAAATCATGGATGAATAAAGATGGTAAAAAATTAAGTGCGTTGATTGTTCGTAAAGAAGCAAAAGGTCATGGAACAGAAGATTATATAGAAGGCCCATTACCAGAAAAAGATTCTACTATTACGGTATTAGAAGATGTTGTAACAACTGGTGGGTCAGCTATCAAGGCAGTAAAGAGATTACGTGAAGCAGGTTATAAGGTTAATCGTATTGTTTCTATCGTTGATAGACAAGAAAATGGAGAAGCAGATACTGCTATGAAACTAGTAGGTTTGGAACTTCGTAGTTTATTCACTGAGAAGGATTTTGTAGAATGATTTTAGTTTTTATTATTGTAGGATTATTATTCTTTATCATGGGATATGGGTTATATCTCACAATAGGGCCAGGTAAAGTAGATTTACGTGACCCTATTGATGAACATGCTAAAATGCATGAGATGGGTATTGCTCATGGACATGGTGGAAATAAAGAGGCATATGAAATGTCTGGAAAACTACAACATAAACATGATGAATAAATTATGAATTACTACGCATTATTAAGTGTTTCGGATAAAACAGGTATTGTTGATTTCGCAGAAGGATTAATCCGTGCTGGATATACTCTTATATCAAGTGGTGGAACTCATGCAGTTATTCAAGCAGAAGGTTTACCTGTAACTAAGGTATCTGAATATACTGGTTCACCAGAGATTTTGAATGGAAGAGTAAAGACATTACATCCAAAGATTCATGGTGGTATTCTTGCTCAACGTGGTAATCCTGTACATGATATGGATCGTAATGCAAATGGTATTGGATTGATTGATATTGTTGCAGTAAACTTATATCCATTTAAAGAGACAGTTGCTAAACCAGATGTAACTCTTGCAGAAGCAATTGAGAATATCGATATTGGTGGCCCTAGTATGGTAAGATCAGCAGCAAAGAATTATAAGGATGTTGCTGTAATGACTAATCCTAATCAGTATGGTATTTACTTAGATTCTATAAAGGGTAATATATCAATTAAACTTGAGGAATTAAGAAAGCAATTTATGTTAGAAGCATTTAAACATACTGCTGAATATGACGCTGCTATTAGTGCTTGGATGGAAGGTAATGTATAATAAATAACATTGCCTTGTACAAATTAAATGGCTACCATAACTCTTAAAACACCAGAAGGTGAAGAAAATACTTTTGAGTGTGATGAGGACACTACTATACTAGATGCCTTGGAAGAAGCAGGTCTTGACCATAATTATTCTTGTCGTGCTGGTTCTTGTTCTTCATGTTGTATGAAGATTTTAGAAGGAACATTGGATCAAGAAGAACAATTCTTTTTAGATGATGATCAACTCGAAGAAGGATTTGCTCTTACTTGTGTTGCCAAACCAACATCAGATGTGGTAGTATTGTTAACAGAACAAGAGGAGAATCTGTAATGAGAGACCAATTAATTAAAGCACTATTAGCACATGCTCAAGGAGATATTCAAAAGCATGTTGCAAACGTAGAGGTTTATTTAACTAACCCTGCTGGTATTGGTGAGCACTCTAATATTGTGGAAGCAATTGAAGAAGAACTTAATATGATTGCCAAGTATCAAGATCAGATAGATGTGATAAATAAATACTTCAAGAAATAGGATTAATTATGCACGGTGAATTAGAACCTGAAGAGAAGGTTTTAGATTGGGGAACTTGGTCTGAAGAAGAAGTTCCCCAAGAGAAATCTGATAGAACTTTATGCAAAGTTGTTATAACAGAAGATAATCTTGTTTTGGAATAAATATCTAAAAATACTATAATGGCATATTACGGTAACAGACCAATAGCAGGTGAAGATAATAGTTTTAAGGTATTGGATGATATATCATCCTATACTGAGACCTTTGATGGTGCTAATTCAAC